CATCACTACACTCACTAGCCGCTACAAGCTTAAGAAAAAAATCAATGCGCTGGAGCTTCAAAGACTCCAAAAAATAGTCCTGCATCTTTCCTCCTATGACACCAAAACAATACTGTATACATAACCACTGTTTATATTTACAGTATATAATAATCTTACTGATGTAAAACGTTTTTTTACGTTCATCGGCCTGATATGCCTGGTATTATTAAGAGCACGAATTGTTAACCCGCGTAATTAATACAGGTTCCGCCACTTATCATCTTCCTTCAGACGCTGGTTCCGATAGAAGATACGCAAGCCTGCTCCTGACGGAATACTGCCGCCGCGAAGGAGCAAATCGACTTCTTTCTCGCTGCCATCAAATCCCCTGGACTTCAGTTCATAGACGAGCTGCTGTCGCTGATGGTCTGTAATTCGCTGTTTGTAGTCTTTACGCCGTTTCGGTTTCACCTGGCGTAACCTTGCAGCCAGTTCCCGGCGCTCTTTTTTGCTCATACTGTGCAGGTAATCGTGCAACTCCTTGTCATTCATACGGGTAATATCCGTTCTGGAGTCCCCATCAGCTGATTTGTCTTTCCCTTGTTGGTTCAAATTTTCAGCAAGGGGACAGTTATTGCCACGAGTCCAAGGGGCGCAAGCGCCCTGGTCGGCTGCCGCCTCCTGAACGTCAACGGCCTTACGAACCATTTTCCATTTCATTGCATGAGTGCAGATCTTGCCCTGTACAATGGGTGACCAGATGCCATAAATACGAATACCGTGATCGCCATAAGCGGTCGGCTCTTCGTTAATTTCATAAGCTGTTCTGATAAGGTGATATTTGCGGGGAACCAGTACGCCGCCCTGCTTCATGATGTAGGTGGCAAAACAGCCAGCATCAGCGGCAGCCAGGATGGCATCAAGGCGCGGGTCATCCAGTACCGGCGCACCTGCTTTTTTGTCACCCTGTTGCCTTGCCGCCTGACCAGCCAGCAAGCGAAGTTCACGGTACGCCTGACGCCCCGGAATACCAAAGAAGCGGAACTGCTGAACACGATGCAGAGACGCCCAGGCATTAACGTATTCGGCGTTATCACGCAGGGATTTACCCGTTTCCTTGCTGATCTCGCCAGCCAGACCACGTCCGTCAATGTTCTTACTGATGTATTTCGCGATGTAGCTTGTCGGCGTTCCTTTGCGCGGGTTTATCAGCTCAGACTTAAAGCGTGGCCCCGTGTTATTGCCCAGTTCCTCGCGGTCTTCACGGATGGCAAACTTACGCAACAATGCAGTAATAGCGCGGCGGTCTTTTTTGCGCATGAAACACATGAGATGCCAGTGCACAGTACCGTCATGGTGCGGCTCAGCCACCCGCACGCCATACCAGCGCAACCCGGCTTTGTGCATCGCCTTACGAAATGCAGCAAACATGCCGACCAGATAATCGCTGCTTTGTCTTACCGTCGCATTTGTCCAGGTCGGGTTGGGTCTGCCGTTGTTGAGCGTGGAATGGAAACGTGACGGACAGGTGATAGTGTAGAAAACGGCGCAGTCACCACGCATTTCTGCGATAAGCTCCAGACCTTTAACACAGGCCATCATCTCATTGCGGCGATGCGCCGGGTTGCTGCTGCTGGCGTTTACCACATCCTCCATATCCAGCGTGTCGCCGTCTTCGTTCACCAGTTCATGAGAACGGAAAAACTCCAGCGACTTGCGGCGCTGCTCACGTTTATGTGTCACTGCTTCATAGCTGACATAGGGAGATGCTTTTTTGCTGACCAGACAGGCAGCACGCAACTGCTCTTCCCGCCATTCGCAACGCATCTTCCATAATTTCCGGTACCACCAGTCGGCGCAAAGCATACGTGCCAGCGAACCCGGTATGAGTTCATAGGGCACAGGTTTGCGGCGGTTTCTTTTCCGGCGGAGTTTCTCAAACGCAGGCGGGATAACATCCAGACGCAGGGTTTCCGCTGCCACCTTTTCCCATGTCTTGCGGATTTCTTCTGGCTTAACGTCATCGGTGGCATACAAATCACCACAAGCGGCCTCAAGACACATGCTCATATGCGCTGCTACCAGGGTGGACAGGCGTTTTACCTGATCCTGACTCATTTCAGGCAGGATCAGCAGGCCCTCAAGCCCTTGATGGCTTGCCATAAAACGGAAAGAAGCGGATAGCTGACTGTCGCGTACATACTCCAGTCGCTCCAGACATGGCTTAATCGTCTCACGCAAATAGCGGGAATAAGCCTTTGGCCTGCCCAGGCTGCTGAAGTATTCGATACGTTGCATCAGCGGCTTGCTGATGTGGGTAGGCTGGGCGCTGACGTCCGACAGAATGACCATGTCCGGGTCAAAACGCTGCTGCTCATGCGCCAGCTTTGCCCGGCTAATGAGCTTATCCTGCTCCATTTCGCGCTGGACAGGATCACGGGATTCATTAAAGAAATAACGTTCCCAGACCTGATCACTCAGTGCCTCGCGGCGCTGCTGTTCCTGCTCGTTATCGGCAGCGTACAGAGTGATCATGTTTGAAAGTGCAGACTCCGGCGCAACTTCCTCCGGTTCCAGATAAGGGTTAATGGCCTTTTTCGGGCCGTTCCATGAAAATGCTGCGGCAGCCTCGTTAAAGCCGCTAGAGTTGCTCATATCGTCATTACTCATACACGCACCTCGTACACAGCAGAACTATCCACGCCACGCGAAGGATCAAATCCCATCCAGCAGCGCGGCCCGGAAACAGCAATGATTTCTGTTGCAGATTTACTCTCGCCAGCTGACACGCCGATGCTGCGTTTTGCCTTGATGTAGTGGTGAGTGAAATTGCGATACAGCGAACGGATCAGGGATGTGTCACTGTTAGAAACAATGACCGGATGACCTTCTGATGATCGATATTCAAGAACAGATGCCAGGTGATACTGGTCATCATCAGTGAAGCCGTCAGTGTGATAGCCGGAAAACGTACCGTCATAAGGCGGATCGCAATACACCACATCCCCCGCCTGCAGCATCGCCAGCGCTTCATCAAAGCTGGTGCAGATAAACGTTGCTCGCTGGGCTTTCTCTGCAAATGCGCGAATTTCTTTTTCAGGGAAATACGGATTTTTATAATTACCGTAGGGAATGTTGAAATGCCCGCTCTTGTTATAGCGACATAAACCACGATAACCGTGACGATTGAGATACAGGAAATATATCGCCTTCATGAAATCAGTAATTTCAGTTGAGTAATTAAACTCCTGCCTTATGTTGTAATAAGCCAGCTCACTGTTTGCTTCCTCAAATAAAACTCTGGCACGAGATATAAACGCTTCGCAATCAGCGGCAATCTTTTTATAGAGGTTGATTAAATCAGGATTAATATCCGCAACCAGATAGCTGGGGTAATCCGTCGCCATCATCACAGCACAAGAGCCCGCGAAAGGTTCAACCAGTCGCGGGCCAGCAGGAAGGTATTTTTTCAGTTCGGACATAATGGCGGTTTTATTACCCGCCCATTTCAGGATGGTGCTCATACAGCACCTCCGTTGTAATGTTTGCCTTTCAGCTCTGCGATCTCCTGGCAGGTAATGCAAAGCTGCACTCCCGGAATGGCGCGTCGTCTTGCTGGCGGAATTGGCGCTTCACATTCAATGCAAAGCACGCGTGACACGCCCGGCGTTCTGGCACGGGCAGCACGGATATGACGCTGGCGTTCTTCTTCAACGCGCTGCTGTACGAGATCCATTGCATCAGCCATTAGTGGATCTCCTGCGCTTCGTTCTGGATTGCTTCAGCAGTCACACGCAGCAGTTCTGCTGCTTCGACGTGGTTTAGCTGGCGGGATGTGATATGACACGCCAGGCTATCAAGGCGGGCAGCCATTGCCTCAGCCCTTGCCCGACGTTCTTCAAGACGGGCCTCTGTCAGTAAAAGATTAAGACCTGCATCATCCGGTCCGGTTTTAGTCGTGAGGGTTTCAATATTACGCATAATCAATTCTCCTGAATTTAGATAAAGGGATGCCCGGCGGGTTTACGCCATTAATTTCATGAGTTGGTTAATTCGGCATGGTTAGCCGTCTGGGAAATAAGCTCACCACTGCACGAAAATGATTCATTGCTTTAATCAACTCCCGCTTTTCGTCAGTGGTCAGCTCATTAATGCTGATGCTATGACGTTCAGCTGGAATTTTTGCCATAAAGAATATGGCAGCCAGTGCCCGTTTATTTTGTTCATTATTGATATCCCGTGGATCACGCATATCTTTAATAAACCGCTCAAGTTCTGACTCAATATTCAGACCAAATACTTTCGCCCTTAATTCCGCAATGTGATTAAGTCCATTCAGGCGTTCACCGGGGCTTAATGGAACAGTCGCCGCAGCGCCTTCAATAGCCATTTGTTCCCCCGTTTATTCGTTGATAGTTCCGCCAGCAATTCATCTTGTGAACGGCACGGATGCCAGCGTTTTCCATCCTCACCCATGATCCAGCCGTGACCGTAGTGCATTGCCGGGCTTTGTTTTACCAGCAGCGATGCAAATGATGGTTCTTTCGTCAGCATAAGCACCTCACAGCAAACCGAATGAAGCACCGAGGCCAGTCACGGTATCAACTGCACTCGCCATCGCAGGATTAGCCTGTAAACGGGCCTGCAATGAAACAGCAGCCAGCGCCATCAGTCGTGTTACAGAGTTAATGCTGCTGATAGCATCACGACGACCTGCACTGGTTTTTACATCGCCAGATACCGCACCTGCAGCAACACGCCCGATCTCTGCGGTTGCACTCATGACGTAATGCGGCAGTTTCTCTTTTGCCACCTCATTAATCGGTACGCATGGCAGGCAGTGAATCTGAGCCAGAAAACCATCTACCAGCGTTGAATCTTCAGTCAGATCGGTAAGCAGCCAGATTTCTGGTGCGGTTAATAAATGAGGTTGAGCTGGATTCAGCTTGTTCCGCAGAATCTGCACATTCATGCCTGCACGTTCTGCCAGTTGCACCAAGTTGTGGCGCAACGCGAATGCACGACAGGCTTCGTCAAAATGTGGATGTTTGGAAACTTGGTAATCAAACATGGTTTTCAACTCCGAACTTATCGCAAAATCGAACTCAGTGTCTTAATGCGAAATAGACATCTATTAAGCAGACAAAGCATCAACAGTCAGAGCAGCCAGGTTAATCATTACCTTTTCACGTTTTTTGTCTTTACGAAGACGATGACGAGGTAGTCGGCCATCAGCCAACATGTCGTTAATCGTATCAATAGAAAGGCCTGTCAGTTCGCTATAACGTTCGATCGTGACATGGGGTGTATTCAGAGTAATTGAAATGTTAGGTGTCATAAGGCAACATTCCTTATCAGTATGGCTTGTGGCGAGCCGTAGTTTGTCGTGATTAGTTGTGAAGGCTCCAAAAGAACACTTCTGGTTCAACTTTAAGATCGCTTTTGGAATCTGTCAACGGTTTTAGATTTCTTTGGAGGACTTATGGATTTCAGCAGCGGTGGTAAGAAAGTCATTGAACGTCTAGTTGAGGCGTATGGGTTCTCTACTAGACAGGCTCTTTGCGATCACTTGGGAGTATCCAAGAGCACTATGGCTACACGTTACATGCGAGACATCTTCCCTGCAGATTGGGTTTTGCAATGTGCTATCGAAACTGGTTATTCACTAGAATGGTTGTCATTCGGTATAGGTGATAAAAATATTTCAAATACAAATGCGCAAATTTTAGTACCAAAGAAAAAATTAATTTCTGGAACACTAATTGAAGATGGGGCATATGTTTTTGATAAAACATTCTTACCTGAAAAAATATGTAACCCATTCATCATTGAAGATCTGGATAACGAATATATATGTAGTTTTGAATATGATGATATAAGCGATGGATTGTGGCTAATAGGTATCGACGAAAAAATTTCGGTCCGAACCCTGACCCGCTTACCTAATAACAGATTATATGTTGAAGGAGGAAATCGTGGTTTTGAGTGTTCTAGAGACGAAATACAGATTGTTGGAATTGTGTGGTGTTGCATACTAAGAAGAGCAGAAAAATTTTAACACACAATATATTAAATAACTGGAGTTCTAAATGCCTATTGAATATACGTTTGATTATCGTGACGAGTTCCTTCGTAAGCCTATTGCTGAAAAATTAATATCGCTACTTGACTCTGATATTAACTTATCTCCACTGGTTATAGATGGCGGATGGGGCACGGGGAAAACAGAGTTTTGCAAAAAAGTTGCAAATCTAATTGAAAGCAATAATCAAAAACATAAAGTAGTTTACATTGATGCTTTCGCTGAAGATCATAATGATGCCCCAATTTTGACGTTAATGGCTGGTGTTGCTGCACTTCTTCCCGAAAATGAACGAAAGGAGTTAATAAATAAAACACTTCCAGCAATACGTTTTGGTTTGAAAACCATTTTCAAAGCAGGCACTGGATGGGTGTTAAAACAAAATGCAGATGACATTGTTGATGGCTTCGAAGATGCTATCAAAGAAGCAACTTCGAGTGCAATTGACAGTACAATTGAAACATTATTAGACGATCATATAGAGGCGCAGAAAAACATCGAGACACTGAGAAGTACAATATCGCATCTTACAGAGGAATATAAAATAACGATTTTTATAGACGAACTGGACAGATGTAAACCTACATTCGCTCTTTCAATCATAGAAAATATCAAACACATTTTTGAAATAAAAAATTTAAATTTTGTATTGGTTGCAAAGACTCAACAACTCAAGGCATCAATAAGGCATCTGTATGGTTTATCCATAAATGCAGATCAGTATTTAGACAAATTCATTAAGTTTACATTTGTATTGCCAGATACATATAAACCAGATAACTATACACCTGCATACGCATCTGTTGCTTTATGGGGAATATTAAAAAATGATTCTCAAAAACTGCAAGAAGTAGACGAATCATGCGGGCATATCATAAAAACGATAATACAAAGGGCTAAGTTGTCTTTACGTGAAGTAGAAACATTATCACGCCACTTTGAAATATATCAGGTGCTATCTCAATCTGGAATTGGTCCAGGGAAAGTATTTGGTTATTCATTATATCGAATGTTAGGGGTAATATTATACTCTCTAAATCGCCCTTTGGCATTAAGTTATCTAGATAATTCTGTGGATGCAGAAAGCATTATCAAAACCTTAGGCTTTGAATATTTAAGTTACGATGAAGATATTTATAGGATAGATAATACTGAATGTGCTATTTATGGGATCGTACTGGACTATATTGATACAACATCTCCATTCTTTATAAAAGATGATGAAACCAGAAGAAAATGGACTGAACGTGCTACCTATGATTTCTTTCAAAACGGCTTAGACGCAGTGCCTCCCCGAACACTTGTTTCGTCCACCATTGAAGCTTTAATGTTGAACTAAAGATGTATTATTGACTGATTTCATACATTGACACTGGTTATACATACAGTAAAAATGTTCTCCACTGGAGGGCATTTTTTATGGCAGTACGAAAACTCACCACAGGAAAATGGCT